ACACCAGGACAAACTGGTTCATGGGAAGACCTTGGCGGACCTACGCCAGAAAACTATAAGTCAGATGATGATTCTGCAAAATTAAAAACTCCAGGAGCAACCCTTAAGCAAGTTAAGGATGTTGTTAATAAGGGTGCAAAACCTGCAGAAGCAATGAAGGAGGAAGAAGAGTTAGAGTATGAAGAAGATGAAGAACTCTTAGAAGCTTCTGAAAAGGAAGAAGATGAGGATGAGGATGATGAAGAAGATGACAAGAAAAAGTCTAAAAAAGGTGATAAAGAAGAAGACGAAGAAGATGATGAAGATGAAATGAAAGAAGAGTATGACATCGAAGAAGATGTTAATGCTCTTCTTGCTGGTGAGGATCTCTCTGAAGAGTTCCAAGAAAAAGCAAGAACAATCTTCGAAGCTGCTCTTCGTTCAAAAGTTTCTGAAATTAAAGAAACTCTTGAAGAGCAGTATTCTAATGTTCTTGCAGAGGAGGTCGAAGAAATTAAGACCGAACTTGCAGAACGTGTAGATTCATACCTTGAGTATGTTGCTGACGAGTGGATTTCTGAAAATGCACTCGCAGTTGAACAAGGTCTTAAGACCGAAATGACTGAATCATTCCTTCAAGGAATGAGAGGTCTTTTTGAAGATCATTATGTAACAATCCCTGAAGAGAAATATAATGTACTTGAGAGTATGGTAGAAAAACTTGATGATATGGAGACTAAACTCAACGAGCAGATCGAAAAAAATATTTCACTCAACAAGCGTCTTTCAGAGTCGGTTGCTGATGGAATCTTTGAACAAGTTTCTGAAGGTCTTGCAGACACTCAGAAAGACAAGCTCGCTTCACTTTCCGAAAGTGTTGAGTTTGAAAGTGAGATAGAATATCGTGAAAAACTGGAGACATTGAAGGAATCATATTTTCCTTCAAGAGGAGTTTCTCCATCAGCGAGAACTGAAACCCTGTCGGAAGGTGTAGATAGTTCATATGAATCACATTCTGGTTCGATGGCTAACTACTTGAAGACTCTTTCATCGTTCAGCAAATAATTGAATTTAATATAATTCAAACACAAAAAACAAACACTTAACAAAGGTAAACGCAAATGTTCCAATCAGAGCATCTGCAGGAAAAGTGGGCACCTCTTCTCAATTATGAGGGTCTTGATTCAATCAAAGATTCACATCGTAGAGCGGTAACCGCAGTCCTGTTAGAAAACCAAGAAAGATTTTTAAGAGAGCAATCCTCTTTCGAAACCGCAGGTTCATTCCTGACGGAAGCACCAACCAACTCTGTTGGTAATGGTGGATTCACAAATGCAGGCGGCACTGGTCCTACTGCAGGTTTCGATCCCGTTCTGATCTCACTGATCAGACGTTCAATGCCTAATTTGATCGCCTATGATATTGCAGGCGTTCAACCAATGAGTGGTCCTACTGGACTCATCTTTGCAATGCGTTCACGTTATGTGAATCAAACTGGAAATGAAGCATTCTTCAATGAAGCAGACTCTGCATTCTCCGGTCAACCTAAAGGACTTGATGATGTTAATGGATTTACCAACGGTACTGTTGGTATGGGTACTACTACACAAGGTGGTACTAATCCTTCAGTTCTGAACCCAGTTGGCACTGCTACTTCGACCGCATATAATGTGGGTCAAGGTCTGCGTACGGATTCTGCAGAAAATCTTGATGGTACGGGCGCGGATGCTTTCAACCAGATGGCATTCTCAATCGAGAAAGTCACCGTTACTGCAAAGTCACGCGCATTGAAAGCTGAGTACTCACTTGAGCTCGCTCAAGACCTCAAGGCAATCCATGGTCTGAATGCTGAAGCGGAATTGGCAAATATTCTCTCCACAGAGATTCTTGCTGAAATCAACCGTGAAGTTATCAGAACCGTCTACAAGGTTGCTGAACAGGGTGCTGTGCAGAACGTTGCAACTCCTGGTATTTTTGACTTGGACATCGACTCTAATGGTCGTTGGTCAGTTGAGAAGTTCAAAGGTCTTCTGTTCCAAATCGAGCGTGATGCTAACGCAATTGCACAAAGGACTCGTAGAGGAAAGGGCAACATCATCATGTGCTCTGCTGACGTTGCTTCAGCACTGACCATGGCTGGCGTTCTTGATTACACTCCTGCTCTTAACAGCAATCTGAACGTTGATGATACCGGTAATACTTTTGCTGGTACTTTAATGGGCAAATTCCGCGTATACATTGACCCATATGCAGCTAACCTGACTTCAGGTAATGCATCTCCTGGTAACCAATATTATGTTGTTGGTTATAAGGGTTCTTCTCCTTATGACGCAGGACTCTTCTACTGCCCTTATGTGCCTCTCCAGATGGTTCGTGCCGTTGGTGAGAACAACTTCCAACCAAAAATTGGATTTAAGACCCGTTATGGAATGGTTGCAAACCCATTCGCTGAGGGTACTGATGCAGGTCTCGGCGGTCTTACGATCAATGCAAACCGTTACTATCGTAGAGTTGCGGTCAAAAATCTGATGTGAGTTTTTCTCACAAGATTATATAAGACCTCCTTCGGGGGGTCTTTTTTTATCTAAATAATTACAAAAATATTATGTCATCAAATCAACCACAAAATAGAAACTTTCTATCTCCTACAGGATTTAAATTTTCTCTAAAAAGAGCTCCTAAAGTTTCATTTTTTTGCAACTCTGCAAATATTCCAGATTTAAATTTGGGAATTGCTATCCAACCATCTTACTTAAAGGATATTGATACTCCAGGAGATAAAATAGTCTTTGGTGATTTTTCTTTAAGATTTCTTGTAGATGAAGATTTAGAAAACTATATGGAAATTCAAAATTGGATTCGTGGACTTGGATATCCAGAAGAAGTGCAGGAATTTAGAGATTTAAATAAATCCGGAATATCTAAAGGAAATTATACAAAAGACAGACAAAATATTTACTCTGATGGAACACTTCAAGTTTTAACAAGCGCATCAGTTCCAAATTTTCAAATTATATTTAAAGATTTATTTCCATATTCATTAGGAACCTTATCATTCGATGCAACATCAACAGATGTTCAGTACTTTACAGCAGACGCAAGTTTCAAGTATACTATTTACAATATAGTAGATCTTGGCGGCAACCCCCTATGAGTTTAGACCTTGATACAATTCAAAAAATGTGGGAGCAAGATTCCAGAATAGATCCAGACAATCTTCACACAGAATCTTTAAATATTCCAATTCTCCATTCGAAATATTTTGAAATTTATAATACAATTATTTTATTAAAGAAAAAAGCGGAACAACAGAAAAAAAATATTAGACATCAAAGGTACGAATATTTTACAGGTAAAGCAGATCCTGATGTTTATCTAGAAAACCCATTTCCCAAAAAAATTAGAGATAAAGAAACTCTTCAAGGTTACTTGGACTCTGATGAAAAATTATCACAATCTTCATTAAAGGTTGATTACTATGATGTAATGATAAGTTATCTTCAAGATATTATGAAGATGATTCATCAAAGAAATTATCAAATAAAAAACGCAATTGACTTTCAAAAATTTGCATCTGGATTAGGTTAAATAAATACTCGTAGTATTATGATTACTATGAGTGACGTAATTATTGAAAAGAAAAATGAAGTGCATTTAAAACTTCATTGTGATCCGCATATTTTATACGAACTTCAACCGTACTTTACATTTGAAGTTGAGTCTGCAAAATTTATGTCCCAGTATAGAAGTAAGCACTGGGATGGAAAAATTCGTTTGTTGAGCACTCATACTGGAGAAATTTACGTTGGTCTATTAGATAAAATAATTGAAAAACTCACTCTTCACAATTATAAGTATGAGTTTAAAGAAAATAAATTTTATGGTCAACCCTTTGAAACAAATGATATGGTATCATTTGAGGGTGTAAAAGACTATATGAAATCTATATGCTCTCATTCTCCTCGGGACTATCAAATTGATGGAGTATATGATGCATTAAAACATAATAGAAAACTATTGATAAGTCCCACTGCGAGTGGTAAATCTTTGATGATTTATTCTATTGCAAGATATTATGTTGAGAGAGGGCAAAGAATTCTTTTAGTTGTCCCAACAACATCTCTTGTAGAGCAGATGTACAAGGATTTTGGAGATTATGGTTGGGATGTTGAATCATATTGTCACCGCATTTATTCCGGAAGAGAAAAAACAAATGAGCACTCTGTTACTATTACAACTTGGCAGTCAGTATATAAATTAGAACGTTCGTTTTTTGAAGACTATGGAGTTATTATAGGTGATGAAGCTCATTTATTCAAAAGTAAATCGCTGATTGAAATAATGACTAAACTTCATCATGCAAAATATCGTTTTGGATTTACTGGAACTTTAGATGGAACTCAAACTCATAAATGGGTTTTAGAAGGTCTGTTTGGTCCATCATATAAAGTCACAAGAACAATAGAGTTGATGGAACAAGGATATATTTCTCAATTAAATATTCAATGTATTGTTCTTAAGCATTTGCCACAAAAGTTTGAAACTTATGAAGATGAAATTCAATATTTAATTAGTCATGAGCAAAGAAATAAATTTATCACAAATCTTTCTTTAGATTTGAAAGGAAATACTTTGATTCTTTATAGTAGAGTAGAAACTCACGGAGCAATACTTTATGAATTGATAAATACATATAAGCAAATTGATCGTAAAATATTTTTTATACATGGTGGAGTGGATGCTGAAGAAAGAGAGTTGGTGAGAGAGATTACTGAAAGAGAAAATAACGCAATTATTGTTGCTTCTTATGGAACATTTTCTACAGGTATTAACATTAAGAACCTCGATAATGTTATCTTTGCTTCGCCCAGTAAGTCAAGAATCAGAAATCTTCAGTCAATTGGAAGAGTACTTAGAAAAGGAAAAAATAAAACTAAAGCAATCTTGTACGACATCTCTGATGATTGTACTTATAAATCAAGAAAAAACTATACTTTAAATCACCTTATTGAACGTATAAAAATATATAATGAGGAAAACTTTAATTATGAAATTACTACAATACAACTAAAGAAAAATGGGCATTGAAGAGGATTTTTACTGCACTCTTAAATTAAAAACAGGTGAAGAAATATTTGCCAAAGTGGCAGCTTCAGAAGAAAGTGATAGAACTATGTTAATTATTTCAAATCCTATAATTGTTTCTGAAATAAAAAATAGATCTAAAATATTAGGATATAAAATAGAACCATGGTTAAAGACAACCACAGAAGATATGTTTATTATTAACTTACAAGACGTTCTTACTCTTTCAGAATCTTCTGATATTGAAATGATAATGATGTACCAATCTTATGTTCGTCAATCTGGTAAAGAAAAAAATAATGAATCAAGGATCAATAGAAGAATGGGATACATATCCAATGTTAATGATGCTAAAGAAATATTGGAAAAGATCTTTAAGCTTTCTTAAAGTATTTAAGAGATATAACTTATGAACCTCCACAAAGGTTATTATACAGAGTTTCTGAAATCTTGTCAATCATTTACATAAGTGTTATAATATCTACATAATAATGACAAAAACTTATGATAACCACAGCAGTTATGGCCAAGAGAAAAAGGTCAGAGCATTACGTTAATAACAAGGAGTTTCTTGCAGCACTCATCAAGTATCGTGAGGATGTGGAGATTACTTTTATTCAA